GAGCAGGCGACACTCACCTGCCGAACTATATTATATATATGACGAATGGATATGTCCACTTATATAACTGAAATTGCACCAGTTTCATCGGCAGTCACCTCAATAGTGTCTTCTGTGATTAGTGCTCCATCTTTAATTACATATATACTATCACCCTTCACAATTCCCTTCTCAGTTCGAGAACCGTCATCTTTGTAGTGCTGCCATTTGCCATCTACTACGATCCAGCCTTTGCCCATTACACCATCCTTGTCGAAGTAATAATTTGTTCCATCAATGTCATGAACACCGTTAATGAGCATGCTTCCATCTTCTTTATTGAGATAAAACCACCTACCATTCAAGCATATCCATCCAGTTTGCATCTTGCAACTCGAATTAAAGTAATACCACTTACTGTTGATTTCTCTCCACCCTGTTACAGCATATCCAGAAGAATCGAAGTAGTACCATGCACCATCGATAGATTCCCATTTATTCTTTGGATAGCTACCATCTTTATTTTTGAACCACCATCCATGTTCATCTTGTATCCATCCATAAGTCTGAAATTTAGGTGACACGAATCCTCTAATAAATCGACCATTTACCGCAATCTTACGATATCCCGTACTGTGATTGTTGCGGATGTTGAATTCAAATACGTTGATGTAACCTCCACCAGTAGATACTACAATTCCTACATGACTAGCTCCTGTTGTATTGTCACCTCGCCCCGAATCATTCCATGCGTAAACGATCCAATCCCCTGGTGCTGGTGTATATGCGTCATTTTCTATCCAAATTCCCATCTTCTGCGCTTTTGCTACAATAGTTCCTACATTTGCAGAGCAAGGGTAGTTATTCCCTTGTCCGCATAAATAAGCGATAGCAGACACACACGCAGCGCAGAAGTTAGCCGTGTAGGTCATCGCCCAACCATCCGGGCGATGCTTGTTAAATTCGTCAATAAGAGTTTTATGGGAGCCTCCTTGAAAAGGCATCCCATTGTATCTAATCGCAGTGTTGACGATTGCCTCTCTAACGCCCATCTTCTAGCACCTCCGCGTTTTTTAGCCCTTCAGCAATAGCCTCTTCATTGATATTTTTATTCTCATCAGCTATATCTGGCATTTTAAATTCTTTTGTATCATCTTTTTTCGAACCTTCGATTAGTTGTTTGAACATCTGATGGAAGCCCGTTGCTGCTAGTCCTGTAACACCGCCCTTCACGATCGCTTCGAAGCTAACGCCTAGACAAATAACGCCGCACACCATTCCGATAACAAAAAGTACCGTTGGGATTATTTTGTTATCAGTTGGCATAAATTTTTTTAGTATATATCCTATACAAAGGCAAAATACTAGCACTAACGGAATGTACATTTTTGAAATAACTTCTATATTCATTTTAATTCTCCTTCCTGTGTTCGAGATGTGTAATTCTCTTTTCATGGTCATTTAAACGATTATCATGCTGATTGTGCTTATCCCACATTCTTGAATGCGATTCTCTATCGTGCGCCTCTTGCTCTTTTACAGCACACTCAACCGCAGTTACGTCTGTCGCTAAATTTTCAATTCTTACGTTGAGCGCCTTAATGGACGAGTTGAGTTCATTTACTGGCTTTCCCACATAATTATTTAATGCAGAAATTAATCCAATTAGCATAGTTAGTCCAATAATCAAGCTTCCTATGAATTCTGGCTTCATTGTTTTTTCCTTTCAATAAAATACACCGCAGATGCGGTGCTAAAGTTAATTGCCAAGCTTCTTGACGCCATATATCCTCACTGGGATCATCGCGGCATTTGTTGTTGCTACTGATGTATTGCCTTGAGATTTATATGTTCCAGCTCCAAAAGTGATTCTATGAGAGCTACCACTTCCAGAGCTTGTAACTGTCCTTCCGTTCGTCCAGAAATTTGTTCCACCGCCACCAATCGACGGTGCACAGAATTTGACGGATTCGCCTTTTTTCAAGCTTAAACTAGAACGGGCATTTTCGCCCATGTAGTCACTCCACTCTATGATGTACTCATCATAGTTCCCATCAATCGTTAGCGATTGAGACGAAAATTCTGAATTTGGTCTTGCGTTAGACCAAAGCAGTTTTTTTGTTTCGACCGTCGCTAACATCTTCTTGATTTCTATCAATGTTTTTAAAACACTTATCATATCGCACCCCCCTATACTCTTATCAACGCGCCGAAGAAAGCAGCAAGCTCATTCTCTGCGCTACTGTTATCAATTTGAATATCATTCGTTGATACCTTTAATCTTTGGATATCTTCCTTCAACTGAGCAATACCATTCTGCAGTTGCCCCGCTACGGTATTGTTAACAGCAGCCTTTAACAAAGTAACGTATTGTGTTGTTATCGCCTCTAGATTCATCGGTGTTGGGAACGCTGGAATAACCATTCCACATAAATCTCTATCCTGCCTTGCATCAACAATGTTAGCATTGGTTATCTCTGTCGCTCCTGGCATAACGTATATGTCAGCAAGTGCAATCTCGTAGTAGTTTGATTCTCTCACAAGTTCAGGAGCCGTTGGAGTCGTAGATGATACACCCTCCTTCTTATAAATCTCAATGCTTCTTACACTATCAGAATCGTCCATCCTTGCAACAATTCTATCTATCCTCTTTAGTGAGGTGTGTGCAGCACTGATAGAGATAATCCTTTTGTTTTGCTCATATCCTCTTGTTCCTTCGATATGACAGCCTCCAGGCATTACACTTACTGTCATTCCTCCGTTTGCTACAACCTGCAAGTTGCTACCATCTGCACTTGTCATAAACACACCATTGCTCCAGCACATTTTATTAAAGGTTCGCTCCATCCTATGGTCGATGGCTCTATCCCCATATGGATCAGATGGTGTGGTTTTTGATATAAATGGATAACTTATCATATGCCCTCCTTCCTACATGCTGACTGGAATATACTTGGCTTTTCTAGGTGTGCCAAATGTGATTTTTAACTCCAGTCTGTTTTTGCTATACGTTTCATTTACTTCTACAATTCGAGCTTTGAATGTCTGCTCAATCTCATCAAATGAGATGCTGCATAAATCACCGATATCATAATCATGTAGATAATAAATATTGTTCTGGATGATATCTGCCACTATGGTTTCTTGTCTATAATGATTAAGCATATCAACCTTAGCTTGCTGTCGCATTTGCTCTCTTATCTGTGCTTCGTTCGCAGGCTTAAGTTCGATTCCAGACACATTACCCTCAATTACTTTTTTAGGGTAATAATCTACATCTATCGGTCTGTTGTTCTCGTCAATGTAGAATTCTGTAATTCTACCTCTGCTATTGCCACCTTCATCTGTGATTATTGCTTCATTTGAGAATCCGGTTGTTTCCATAGTTTGAAAGATTTGATAATACGGAAAAGCATCGCTATCATCATATTGATATTCAACTCTGGATACATTTTCGTAGCCTTTTCCGAAAATAATTTTATCGCTTAAATCTCTGCCTACTTTTGGTCCAATGAGATAAGTGAAATGTGGCTCGTCTGGATTCTTTTCCCATCTCTCTAATTCAGACGCAAGTGGCCACTTCCTGATCTCAATTATTGGAGACATGTTGTGCAGTAATAAGTAATTACGTATAGCTTCCCCTATGTTGTCACCTTGCTTTATAGAAAGGTCGACTTCATCTGGCCAAGGACTTCCGTCTGCCGGGTGAATACCTCCAAGAAATGATGGTCTAGGTTGATGTGTTATCCCAATTACATTGTTGGCTAGAACGTGTGCATCTATTTCAAGGCTTACCCAGAATTCCCACTCTGTGTGATCTGCTGCTTTTGCAAATGCGTTACTATCTTCTCTTGCTTGTACAAGGTCTAGCAGTTTTTCTAGAAAATAACCTTTTACAGTAACAAAGGTTCCCTCTATTTTTTCTTCAATAACAGTCTTTTTTACAATGCCAGTTTCTGGACGACCATCTATATTTACATATTTGATTTTGTCATTCCATTCACTTGCAATGGTGTATATCGTAAAATCCCCAGCTTCATTCCACTTTCTATTCCATGTGATTTCGATAAACTCAATTGGTTCCAGTGGATTCATAGCTTTGTCATAAAAGTTGATCATATGCCATCATACCTTCCTGTATATGTGATTTTAGACTTGAACGCTGTTCCACTCGGTGATGTTATCGATATCAAGTTTGCACCTGGTATAAGCTTCAATTTCCTATAGTCCACAGGACTCTTTATCATCTCACCATTTAGTGTTGCGTATGCTTTGGAACCATCAATACTTACGATATCTCCCTTTTTCAAAGTTACTTCCGCAACACATGTTACATCTCCAACTTTTACAACTAAGTCTTTTACATAACCATCTGCTATGATTTTTATCACAGGGTTTGTCTTTGCAGTCCCTTCATATTCTATAAGGACACTATCCGACCTATCTTCTGTGGAATACAGTAGTTTCTTCCCTGCTATATATGATCTGGTAACAGCCCATCTTGGTGTTATGCTTGAGAAATTTGATTGTTCTTCTCCAACGGCAAAAAGTTCGCCATAAGGCGATAAATACGATACTTTAAGTGATGCGTTTTTCCGATATCTTTCTGTAGGGAATATAAGTCCTTTTATCGCACATCCTTTTGCGATTTTGACATCTCCCATGTATGTTATTTCAACATCATATGTAAATGATGGATTGTGAAAAAACAAAGCTGCCCTGCGCAATTCTCTATAATCGCCATCATCATAATTTCTCGGAACTGTGGCAACTTCTATAGTTCTCGAACCTTTGCGCCGACCAGTTATCAGGTCGCCATCGCCTATTCCTTTAGCTTCAGTAAATACTTCAATTTGAGGAAATTCTGCACCCTCAAGCGATGTCATCATCCAATCATCATTTTCATAATTAAATGTTAAGCCATCACTACGGATGGCTCTAACACAATATCCTTTGTTTTTCATTTATATATAGTCCCCCGCAAATGCATACTTAGCTGTATTCTTTATAGCTTCTGCCGTCTCTCCAGGAGTCTTCACAGGCTGGTAAATGTTGATGTTCTGCACAACATTTCCTGTTTGATTTGCAGCATTATTCTGTGTTGCTCCACTCCAGCTAATCTGCGCATTACGTACAAGATTTGGATTAAATGAAGCTGTCATACTCTTTGCAGTATCATCCATAACACTACTTAATATTCCTGAATTGTTGGTTACTCCAACAGCTATACCTGCAGGAATCCATCTTCCAACCTCTGCAGCAAATACTCTTGATGGAGAATTAATCCCCAGCACCTTTTTAGCTGCTGAAAGCGCCTTCGAGGCAAGATTCTTCATCGAGGAAAATAATTTACCAGCTGCGCCAGCAATACCTCTTATTATTCCAGATATGATGTGTGTGCCAACGCTTCCCCAGCTTACGGCTCTAAATGCGCTAAGCATTCTTGACGCAGCACTCTTTGCACTACTCCACATACGACTTGCAAGACTTACAAGTCCCGATATTACAGCAACAACAATACGACCGCCAATACTAGTAATTACTCCCCAAGCGGATCTAAACCCTTGAATCAAGTGTACAATTGCTGTTGCACCTGCATTAAACAGCACTGTAGGTAAGTTGATAAATGCGTTAACTATTGTTACACATAAGCTCTGTGCTGCACTAAACAGTGAGCCAATTCCACTTCTTAATGCTCCTGCTATGCCACTTATCATAGATGAGCCTAGACTCATCCAGTTAAATGCTGTAAATGCATTCCACATTGCCCTCAATATTTGAGGTATATTTGCTATCAACGTAGGAATTGCATTAATTAACCCCCTAACTAAAGTAATGATAATCTTTCCGCCAGTTACCATTATCTTTGGAGCATTATCATTTATAAGGCCCGCAATATTGGTTATTATCTGTGGGATTTTTTGTATCATCACAGGCATAGAATTTGCCCATCCCTGCGCTAGTTTCAAGAGCATTTCCATACCAGCACTAACAAACTTTCCAGCATTTTTTCTTAAGCTTGCTGTGAATTGGGTAACCATAGTTAATCCCTTTGATATAAGTCCTGGCATGCTTGCTCCAAGGCTATTGCCTATTTTGCTAAACATCTGCGGAAATGTAGTACCAATTACATTTACAAGTCCCTTTGCGATATTCCCTAATGCTGGCAATAGATTACTGAGGAATGTGCCGGTTGATGTAACAAGGTTCTCCATTGACTTGCTTACATCTCTACCTAGCGTCAAGTTTCCTAAAAAATCTTTAGCAGCCGACTTCATCATGTTGAAGGAACCAGATATTGTACTTGCAGCTTCTTTAGCTGTTGTTCCAGTTATTCCCATCTGCGTTTGAATAGCATGAATAGCTTGCGTTACATCTGAGAAACTGCTGATATCGTACTTCTTACCGGTGAGCTTTTCAGCATCATTTAAAAGCCTCTGCATTTCACCTTTAGTACCGCCATAACCTAATTTAAGATTATCAAGCATCTGGTACTGTCCGCGCGCCAATGACTGATATGTCTGAGTAACCATACTGAGATCGGTTCCCATTTTATTTGCATTATCAGACATATCTGTAATTGCTTGGTTTGATAGTTTGGCAGCTTTCTTGGTATTTCCTCCCAAGGAGCTAATCATAGCTGCAGAAAACGATGTAACATTTTCCATGTATTCATTTCCTGACATCCCAGCAGTTCTATATGCTTCTGCCGCATACTTCTTCACTCGGCCAGCAGACCCTTTAAATAGTGTTTCTACACCGCCTAGCGACTGTTCTAGTTTTGCTCCCTCGAATATCGCAGTTTTTAATACTTTTCCAATTCCAGCGGCAATTATCGCTGCTTTTATCTTGCTTCCTAATCCTTTTCCAAGCGATGTGCCAGCACTATCCATATCGCCGCCCATCGACTTTTTAAGCATCCCTCCAATGCCTTTTGCGGATGGGATAACCTGCACATATGCTTTTCCTAATTCCGTTGCCATTTATTTATCCCTCCTGAATCTTTCCCTTGCTGCCTCAAACTCCTCTGCAGAGTCAAATATAAGTGTTTCATGAGTATTTATCTTTTCACTAGTAAATTCACTCACCATATTGGCGGATATTCTTGTAGGGCGATTTCTTCCCTTTTCTCCGTCCTCTGTGCGAGACCATAACAGCAGATTTACAATGTCAAAGATTGATGCTAATAAAAAAGTATCGGGAGCTACCACTAGTCCCGATACTTTAATTTTTATTCTGCTTGAGTCTTTTAATCCGGCTGCCAACTTGGCTACAAGTCTTGCCGGGAGAACACGATAATCGAATATATGATATGTTTCTACAAAGTCACATATTAATGCATCCTCATCAACATTAATGAAGCTAGCAAGGCAGATTAGTTTTTTAGCTCTTGTGATAACGTGAATATTTCACCTAGTTCTTTTTCGATTAGTCCGCTAGGAACCATGCCCTCATCCGTTCTAACATGATCATACAGTCTCTTTTTATCCTCCTTGCCAAGTAGCAATCTGATAACAGTAGACATCTGCAATGGATCATCTTCTAGTTCTGCAAGTGCATCAATTAATTCCATGTTGTCCAAGCGTTCTACTTCAATATTGAAAATAAACCCACTCTCAGTTTCACCGCTAACATATTTCTTTTCTGCCATGACTTACCTCCTTATGCCTTCTCGATATATTCGTAATGCGTATTTTCAGAGCCATCTGGCTTTGCAGTGATAGTTAGTTCATATCCGATTACTGCATCGTCCTTGTACTCAACTTCACCTACTTCAGAAATCGTTCCGGCAGGTACTACAATTCGCTTGATATAGCCTCCCTTAAGTACCGTTTCAATAACATAGATTGCATCTTCTGTTTCAGATGAGTTTGATTTAATCACTACTTTATCATCTAATGTTCCTGTTACATTTCCACTACCAAATGCAGTTTTCAGCACTTCTACATTAAGTGCCTCAATGAGTGTTACTTCAAACTTATCCGTCTTCTCCTTAAGCAGAGATGCTACGGTATTTCCTCCCCAAGCTTTAACATCATCTGTATCTAGCTTGTTCTCGTTTTTAACACCATCATCACTAATATATCCAAGCGACTTAAACGCTGCATTAAGTGCTGTTTTTGCATCACTTGGAATCGGTGTGCCTATCGGTGCTCTCCAGATAGCTCCACCAACTTTTGGCTTTCCCGCAGTAACATATGCTGCATTTACATTTGTTGCCATTTGTATTCCTCCTAATTGTAATAAGTAATATCGTATACTGACTGAAATCTATATCTCTTAGTCGTTAAATCGGTGAAATTATAATCTGAATTGAGTTCAACTTTAGTTGCAACACTATCAGGTCCTGCCATCTTGTACATGACTTCTTTCACCTTTTCGTTCAGCTCTGCAGCTTCATATCGCGTCTTTCCATACGTTTGTACAGCAAATGTTGCCGTGTTCAGTCCTACGGATTCAGTGCCGCCCGTTTTTTCGACTAGAACAAACTTATCACCAGCATTTTTAGGTTCTTCAATATACACCTTAATGCCAGGTAACTTCTTTTTCAGCCATTCAAAAACTGTTAACTCAACCATCATTAACCTCTCATAGCTTTAAGAAGTGTATTGTTTTTCGAGTTATCTTTCCGTGCTTTAATGGTTTTTGCGTGCACAGATGCATTTACACGATTTTTTCCAACATGTGTTGTCATTTCATAACCATCACCGCATCTACTCTGAATTCTTTTAGCGTGTTTACTACACTCTGCCATAAGCTCATCAGACCTTAGTAACTCTCTTACACCACTTCTGTTTAACTGAAACTTAGTCATAACATTCCACCTGCACTTGTTTATTCCACGATAGTGGAAGCATTTCTTCTATCCCTTCGATAGGTTCACCAACAACTTTGAATTTCTTTCCAAAAAATTCAACAAGGCAATCCGTCCAGGTATGTGTATCACCTTTGGGGATTGCTAGTTTATAGATAACCTTATCGCTCTTAATTGATCTTTCTGTTGTGATATCATCAGATGTTACCGGTGCAACAAGTACATTCTCAACGTTGACAGCATGCTCTTCATATATATCTGTATCAAATTTATCTTTACCTGTAACAAGCTTTTCATATAGTGTTACGGTAATTCCTTTAATCTCCATATATATCAATCACTCCTAATCTCTGCCTTTTTAGCCCTAGCCTGGATAGTTCTGCATCTTTGATAAATAGTCCTCCGCCAGGAACTAAATATGTGCCGGATGTTGTATATCCCATCGCCGATTGAGAGAATTGTGTCATCGGTTCATTAGTTGTAGATGATAGTAGCATTCTTGTAATTACGTCTACTGTCACCGACTTTGCAATGCTCCCTAGAATTGGTGATGCTTCAATCATCTTGTCCAAATCTTTTCCAGTTAAGCTTGCCTCATGCCTAAGCGTGTCACAAACAATAGGCAGGAGCGCTTCTGCACGCTCCTGCTCTTTCGGTAACAAATTTCGCCACATCTTGTTGATATCTTCAAGAGTTGCGTAGTTGCTCATTTCTAAGCCTTCTTTCCGCCCTTTTTGTTAGGCTCATCAGCTTCATCATCTTCAGTTTCAGCCCCTTCAGAATCCTCAGTTTCAGCCTCTTCAGCAGCTTCTCTAGCTTCTGCTTCGTCTGCATCTTCCCAGAATTCTCCGCTGATTGGTGCATCGACTTCAATAACTTCTCCGCTTATTGTGTTTCTATACCTCATGTTACTAGTCCTTCTTAATAATCTTAGCAAACGCGGATGGATCTAGGATTCCCCAGCCGATATAAGTCTCAGCTCTGAGGTACACCTGGTTGTATGCCTTGAGGTCCTTTCCTGTCTGGTCAGGATCACCGTAAGGGATAACTTCTAGTGGAATATCCTTAGCAAATCCCCACTTAAACCCATTTGCAAAATCTCCTACGTATCCAACAGCCTTGTTTGCAAACGAAACTGTGCTGTTTACATCGCACGCAGTGCCACCAAGAGCACCAGGGCTAGCACCAAATCTAAACTCTGGATACTGTGGCACTCCATTTACCTTAATCTTTGCAAGCTCACTTCCAAATGTCTTTGATAGAGCAAATCCTGTTACATCATACTCACCGATTGCTGCAGCTGCTGTTTCAAGCACAGCCTCTTCAGTTCCAGCTATGTAGTCAACCTTTGTCACACCAGTTGCAGTATCAAAGCTCTTTGTCCCGATTAGCGAAGATACCTGCTTATCTCTAGGATTAACTCCATGCATTGCCATGATGTCAAGGCCACGTGCAATCTTCTTTGAATAACCGTCGTTAAACGCAGTTAGGATATCGAGCTGCTTCTCCTCTGATGCATACATGAATTCATCAGATACTCTAGCTCCGTACTCGACCTTAAGCGGTACAATCTTAACAGGTTCAGCCTTAATGCCACCTGCTCCCTTCTTGCCACCTTCTCCAACGAGATTTACTTCGCTATCCATCGAGAATGTGAAGATGTCACTTCCAGTAAATGCTACTGGAATCTGCCCCGATAGCTGAGCAAGTGTTGAGTGTCCCTTTACTTTGTTAAATAGGTCTGCTACCACCTCTGGTGCAAACATTGTTCCCATCTGTAGTGTTTCTGCCATTGTTTCTTATTCCTTTCTCAAATTACCTAGCATTGATTTTAGTGCGGCCTTTTTCATATCACCGCCTGATGGTTCTGTATCTCTCATCGGCTGTGTTTTAGGCTTGCCTAAAAAAGATTTAAAAGTTTCTGCATCCTTTCGCAAAGCATCTTCATCATCACCTGACAACTTACCTGCAAGCTCATATGGAATACCTGCCTCGTGCGCAACTCTAATCTTCATATCGTTCTTTTCATAAACGCTGATTCGATTTTGCAACTCTGCAAGTTCCTTTTCGTGTCCGGACTGCTTTTCAGTAAATTCTTCAATCTGCTTTGTCTGGGTTGCGATAGTCTCCTCAAGAGTAGCGTTATTTGATTTAATTTCGTCATAATCACTATACTTCTGAGCAAACTTCTGTTCTGCTCGATTCAATCTCTCTCTGATTGCTGCATCGAACTCATCCTGTGTTGTGATCGGTGTAAAATCACTCATGTTCCACCTTACCTTTCTACCACTTACCGGGTGGTTCCCGTAAATATCTAAAAAGCAGCCTCTTCAGGCTGCATTAATAGCTAATTCTTTGTTTTTCATGTATTTTAGTTTCTGAACATAGCCAATATGCCAATATTGTGCTATCCATTAAAGCAATTTCAATATTATCTGCTAATGACTTATACCCAAACCCTCCATTGGTGCCGATCGCTCTTTTTTCACTGTTGCTGACCGTTTGTGCTAATGATGGTTGGCCAGCATGACATATTTCTTTACTGAATATACCTTGCTCAAATGCAGCATTCGCTACTATTATCTCTTTTACAGTTGGCAACAGCGGTGATTTGAGTTTCATTTCTCTCATGTTCTCTTCTAGCAATTGCTGCCCATTTGCACCATCTACGACTATGTCATATACATTTGGATTCATCATGAATGGCATCATCCAACTATTTCCTGCTCTTGTTGGTCTGCAGTCTATACATTCAACAAATATCCGTCCATCGTCTGTTCGAGATGCAACTGACATTGCAACATTTGTTCCATCTTTGCTGTACTTAACTCCAAGGAACAAGCCTCCAACAAGTTTAGGCATTGCCTGTACTTGAAGCTCCGCCCACTCGTTAGAGCTTATTGCTGACTTTTGATTGTATCTTAACCACAGTCCAAGTCTCTGTATATTGAAGTCGTCATCATCGTTCCCAACTTCATCAAGTATCTTTCGTTCTGTAAGGATTGTTCCTAAAGACGGATTTGTATGATACCATGCTTCCTTATCTCTTACATCTGTTTTCTTATCTACAGACCATTCCGCCCATCCAGTATTTACTGTTTTACCGCCTAAGGCATTTTGTCTTAGTTTCAAAAAAACTGTTCCAGAGCTTACTGGTGTTGGTGGTGTACCACAATATATTGTTTGCGGATTGTTACTATCCGATACAACATACTTTAATGCAGATTCCTGATCATCTGTATATTCTTGTGCCTCGTCTATTACAAGTAAATCGAATCCTTCTCCTAGACCACCTTTTGCTGTTCTGGTTCTGAATTCAATTTTCCCACCATTTTCTAGTTCAATATGTTCCTTTCCAAACGCTCTATAAGATGATTTAATCTTCAGTTTTGCTTTTGTGACTAGTTTTAGTAATCTATCCCAAGCTGCATGTGTTGTTGATGTTCTATGTGCTGTGTGCATGATGTGTTCGCCATTTTTTAACCCCCACAGTTCTCGTATAGCCACAACCTCATTTTTTCCGTTACGTCTTGGCACTGAATATCCGAATTTGGTATGAGTCCACAGCTTTTCTTCATTTTGTGCCAATATGTCATATATGAGCAGCTCCTGCCACTCTTGTGCAGTCCTACCAGTTTTGTTGTAGAGCTTTATTGCCTCAGCCCCTTTTGTTTTATAATAGGGCAGTGTAACGAACTCGGTAGGGATCTGCCGTCCAATTCGTACCTCTGGCATAACTCCTCCTAAATTTATTGGGGTGACTGACTGGAATCGAACCAGCGATATTGGAGCCACAATCCAACGCCTTAACCACTTGGCCACAATCACCATATTGACTTTTTTATATTTTTTGTTATTATTAATTAATAAAAGTAGTCTATTACAGACGAAATTAAACAGGCGAGTGCTTCCCCTACGCGAGGTGGTCGCCTGTTTTTATTTTTTCCACGTGAAAGCCATTACAATTTTTTCTTTTTCAAACACGATGAAATCCAATTTTTCTATATTGTATTTTTCAGAACTTTCTCTATTTAAGCGATGTAAAACACATTCTTTTATCGTTTCAAGCGAACATTTATCGCTTGTCTTTTGCAATATTACGCCCCCTGGATTTTTTTCTACTTGACCTAACGCTGATCTTGTTTGACTATCTACAGATGTCTTGCTATCAATTGTTTTATGTTCCCACAATTTACCATTCCATAAGTAGTCTGGTTTCCGCACTTTATTGTCTTCAAACTGTATGACTATATTGCCTCCGAATTTTTGATGTAATACTTTAGCATAAGTCATTTCATTTCTGTGAGACGATATATTAACGCCATCTTCAGCGTGAATTTGTCCTTCACCCGGAGTGGCTTTGTCCCAATAAGGTTTCAACGTTTCTCTAGTTATCCTAGAAATTGCATCTTCGTTTTCGAGCTGTCTTAATTTTTCGAATCTTGCCGCCTTTTCTGTTTTGAATTCTTTTTTGCTCCAAACATCTATATATTTGTTTTTCAAACTCTTGAACAACACTATGCATTTGCAGTAGTCGTGCCTTCTAAAGAAGTCTGCTGGTTGTTCCCCATATTCATACTCTCCCACAAGACTATGACACCAATCACAACACCTGCCAATTTCCCTACGACTCACGATAGTTTTCAGTCCAACCTGAGCAGAGCTTTCAGCATTTTCTTTGACAAACTCATCATAATAAGCTTGGGTTATATTCTTTATTGGCTCATTAAGATATTTATTTATTGCCTGTTCGGCCATTTCTTTTCGAGTTTTAACCATCCTCTTCAATTCCTGCATTATATGCATTTACAAAATTGTTTATAAGCGATTCTATTCTTTCTTCCGGGAATACAGGTTCTATTGGCTTGATATGTATTCCATTTGTCTTTCGTTCAGCTTCGACAACCTCTGCAGCTACTTTGTTCACAATGCCATGAATCTGTATCATTAACGGTTTTATTGCCTTTTCTGCAATGTTCCAATACATTTTGTCATTTGGCATCATCTCGGGCTTGATATTTTCTATCAGCACTTTAGAAGCAACATCTCCCAGCCTCTTGCATAGCATTGTTACATCTCTTTGAGTTGCTTTGCCGTTTGTAACCTTAAGCTTTATCGCCTTTATAACAACATCTATCGCCAATCTTTCATTAAACGCAGTTTCTATGCTTTTCTGAAGCTCTAAGCCTATATCCTTCATAGAATCCCCTTACTTGTTACTTGCTATTCCTGTTATATCTCTTAGCACTTCCGCATCTAGATAATCAGGTACAGCTTGATTAATCTTTATCGCTCCATCTCCAATGCTACTTAGCATTGCTGCATCTGGTTCAAACACTGGTTCCCACTTAGGTGTTGTTTTATACACAGCTCTACGTTTATATGCGAAATCATCTCTTACACATGCAGCTAGATATCCAGCATTCAAGAAACCTGTTCCGAAGTTTCTTTGCGCCTTTTTCGCATATAGTCTCAATGTCTCGTGGGATGCCTTAATAGCTTCTTGCGATGACGGATTGTCAGTAACAAACCCGAGATCATCCATAGTCAAACCTGTTTCACCAGCAAATAACGAAGCAAACATTTTGAGCTGGTCGTTATGCGGCTGCATTGACTGCTGTGTGAACTGTCCAAATTTTGGTTCACTTTCGTTTCTTCCTGATGAACTTGTTATCGCAAACATTGCGGACATTGCCGCACTCCATTTATCCAGTATTTCCGTATCAGGACTGAGTCCTGTCACCCACTTCTGTGGGAAGCTGAAAAACTCTGCTGATATTTCCGAGCGTTTAACAGTCCTCGATGCAGATGCAAGGATAGACATGCATGCACGGCTTATCCTCGACCTTCCAAATGGCCTATCTGCATCAGAGCGATAGATAATCGGAACTAGCAATGGATACGGTGCTGGATTATCATATACTTCTGCACCTGTTTGCTTGTCATAGATAATTGTGTTTTCTGCTGTAAAGTATGCTTCTATTTGCGGAATACCGCTATCATCCCTCTTCAGCACTGCATAGCCTTCTGTGAGCATATTTGTAACGGAATCTAGTATGCCAGTTGCATCATCTCCATTAATTACTTGCAGTCTTGGGAAACCCTCTTCATCTGCCGATATATAAATAAATGAGCATGATGCTATCAACGCACCTAAAATTGCGCTGTCAAAAAGCACATCGCTGTTATTCGCCTGATAAATGCCATTTATATCAAAGGTATCATCAGCAAATTCTCTAAACACAAGCCTATCAGCAATGCTATCTACTGCTTTCCCGCACCAGCCTAATGTTGACATCATATTCCTTAGCTTTGGCGGAGTTGAAATTCCAAAATCTGGTACATTATGCTTCATGGCATAGTACATGTATCTTGTCTTAACTCTGCCTCTCTTGATTGATAATTTTTTTCTTAAATAGCCTATGCCTCTATATGCCATTTCTTTCTCCTAAAAATTTTTCATTACACCCCCTCGTCCGGGGGTTAGCGTGTGTTTTTTTTCGTAGTGACGGCGTGAAGGTCGCGAGCAGGGGGAGGGAGGGTCCCATGCCCCCTGTGAAGTTTGACCAAAAAAATTTTTTATTGTTTAAAAAGTTCTCCCGTCCACGCTTTGAGGTAAAACTCTGTTACCTAATTCTGTCTGCTCTTGTGGTGTAGCTTGATCACTTCTAACAAGCTTATCTGACTTCTGTCTGTTACAAGTCAAATGAGCTAGTTGCAAGTTGTCTATGTCGCTTGGATGTCCACCTTTCACGATTGGAATGATGTGGTCTATACATGCTGACATTGGATCTGGATACTTAAGGGAGAAGTCCACCGGGTGTCCACAGATTGCACACACTGACTGTGTGGCATATACCCTCTTCTTGTTCTTCTCGAACAACCCCCTATGGGGGCCATTTTTATCAGGGCGGGGTATATTTTGCATGACCCCTACTCCCAGGCTACCCCGTGCAGGTTTCTCTTGCATATTGGGCTCACTAATCTCTTGCACCGACTGATGTTGAGCTTCATTAACATGTGTGTCTTTTGCCAGCGCAGTAGCAAGTTTCGTTTGCTGTATTTCTTCAATGACTTTCTGAATCTCTAATTTTTTTAATAAATTGTATCCTGCTGTACCTGCCGTTTTACGGCTACATCCATATGCCTTTTGATAGGCTTGTGTAGCATTAAAACAATTGCAGTAATATGCGCAAAATAATTTTTGCTTAGATGTAAGAAAATTATTTTGCATAAGATTTTCAGAATCTTCTTTGAGCATTTTCTTTAAGGTCTTTGTCGTGGCCTTTCGTTGTTCTTTTTTCTGCACGACTTTCTTTGATGCGCTAGCTCTCCATTCGCCACGTCTTTTCCATGACCTCAAAGTGTTCTCATTTATTTCTAGCTCTACAGCTATTTCTGATATTGAATAACCGTCGCTATATCTTCTCTTAGCTTCTTTCTTTTTTTCTTCGTTCGTCATCATAATCGCATAATAAATGCGGTAGCTTTCGCCACCGCTTGAACAATATTATCTAAGGAGTCGTTCATGGTTTTTCCTCACGTATACTATACACGACCGGCACCCTGTCTTTTTATGTCCTCTTTCTTTTTCTTATAATTTTATCGACCTCAACTAAAGCCTTGCCATGAAGTTTATATATATACCTACTATCGAATTTCATGTCAGTTGCTATATCTTCCCACTTCTGCAATCTGATATACTTCCGTTGCAGGAGTTCGGCAAATGTTGCATTTTCAATCATGAAGATGATGCGCTCTATCTCAATTCGCTTTGTCCATAGCTTATCAACTAAATCTCTCTGCACCTCTCTAAGCTCAATTAGCTTTGTTGCCGTAGATTCTGTTACCTGGCTAATTCCACTTCCATGTGGTTGCGAATCATAATTGACTCCCTTAATCCCCAGTGTTTGTTCGATGTCGTATATCTGTATCTCTATCTGCCTTATCTTTTCAACAACCCTTTCATGCTGCTTCATAAATTCTTTTGCTGTCATAATGTTTACCTCACCTCTTCAGCAATATGTTTTAACACACTATAAATTCCTACAGCACATCCCAGATTGCTGCATGGTCCTCAAGTTCCATATCTATTTGACGAATCTCATCCATTTTGCTATATGTTTCGTTTCGATTAATCTTCTTTCCTTTTCTCCACACGCTAAGTCTTGGCACAGCTTCATTGGATACCATTTGATACTCAAGATGATCTAGTTTTGTTACTGGATTTGTGTACTTGCGTAATGTATCTCTATCAATCTCATATCCCTTTAGCGGCTTTATATCATCAAGATTCTGGAACAATTGGCTTATTGATACCCATTCTCTCTTTACGACTGGGCGCTTTAAGTTGCGACTTGGTTTCCATCTACGCTTTGTAGCGTTCTCTGGCTCACGAAAGGTCTTCTGAGTTTCCTTAATCAAGTATTCAGCAAGAACTCTGTAGTTGCGTGTTTTATCTAACGGAGTGCAGCGAATCCTTCCCATCTTCCACTGTCTATTAATCACTTGAAAATCTATGTAGTTATGAACTACATGGTGATGGATTCTCTTATTCTTAAATTCAGTTACCGCGATATAGTAAAACTCCTTATCGAGTTTCTTGTATTCGCGTCTCATTCTCTTTATCCACTTTTCTAATTCGCTGTTAGCCTCTTCAGGTGATAGCTCTTCTGCGTAGGTAAGTGTTGTATGTAGGTCACCAGGATAAAAATTTAAATTGATTAGTCTAGTTAAATTCTTCAGAGCTAACATGTCATTATTCTTTTTCACTGCATCCGATGTAGCCTTTTCCTTCTTCTTTCTTTTTCCACCACGAGGAAAGCTTGCCTTTATGCATCTATCAATAACCGCTCCGGCTATACATGTTTCTCTAATGACTCTTTCTAACATTGTTATTCTCCCGATGAACCTAGTGATAATACTCTGATGAACCTTCATGGCGGACTCTCACCGCCTTTTCTTTTCTTCTATATATATGTAGTTTTTATTTCCTATGGTTATGCAGATGGCCTTGCGACCATCTGCAGATTTATATGATCTGTAGCTTATGTAGTTAAGTTACCTACTATTTTGTGCTCTTTATAATCCTTATTAAGTTAGTTGCTACAGTTTCATATCCATTTTTCCTATTGGACCTCTTTTCTTTTCTTGTAATAGCCAGTATCCGTGTTCAGTAATTTCACACACATATTTGTTAAAACTGGTTTCTCCAATTTGCAAAATTTCATTCGCTATAGTTTCTATCTGACGTTCATCTAATATCATTATGAATGTTTCGCTTGCTGTGTCAGACTTTTGAAGTATTTCTAATTTGTCCATCTCTTTGTTATTCTCCTTTACTACCTAGAACGGTATATCCTCTTCAGTTGCCTCAAATGCATCTGGTAACTCTTCTTGATAATTTGGTGTGCTATCGCTATATGCTTCGTCTGGCTGTCTTGGAGTTCCTTGTTGGCTGCTGCCCAGGAACTCTACATTGTTTGCAATTACATCTGTTGTATATACTGTCTGTCCTTCTTTGTTCTTGTAGCTGCCTGTTTGGATTCTTCCATTAACAGCTACCTGCTTTCCTTTATGTAGGTATCTATCGCAGTTTTCCGCTTGCTTGCCAAAGACTGTTATTCTGATGAAATCCGCCTGTTTCTCTCGTCCTTGTGTTCCATGTCTATCTACCGCAATGCTGAAATGTGTCACCGCAGTTTGATTGCCTGGTATATATACTAGTTCGGGATCTCTTGTCAGTCTTCCTATTAGTATTACTTGATTCATTTTTTCTCCTTATATATAAAGGTGGTGATTTGCTATGGCATTGAACAATCTATATAACTTAAGGAGCTTTATATTTATAACCACCACCTTTATAAACTATTTATTGTTGTTCTCGTTTTCTATCCTTGCTAACTGTCTATGTAGCTTGTAATTCATGATTGGAAGTGTGTCTATCTCCATTCCGTTTTCAAACTGCATTATCATGACTTTTACATCTGCCATTTCTTCTCCAATAGCTCTTCTATCTTCTTTGGCCAATGCTGTTATTAACTCTGATAGCTCTTCAATGAATTTCTTTTTCTGTGTTTCTTTTCCATAGTGTTCCCACACCTTGCGGCTCATTTCTTCGTTAGCGGTTTCTAGAAATTCTTTTGTTGTCATATTCATGATTAATGCATAATCCTTTCTGCAGCTGCACATGCTTTCTCAAATGTGTCATAGTTTGTTTTGAGAACCGCTCCATCTTTATGTATCTTTATAGAATTTGTTTCCCATCTGCTACCGCTCTGTAATCTGATAGCCTTCTTTACTGTTTCTATCGATATGTCGCCTTTACCATTCTCAGGTTTATAGATTGATTCCTTTATATCGCCTGCATCTGATATTCTTTCTATTTTCTTTACCCACTTAATCTTCATAAGTCTGTAGTGCTCCTTCTGTTATCTGATTCATTAATTTAGTTTCTGCCAAAAAGCCTATCGCCAGTGCATCTACTTCAGTTCCTTCTGGCAGTCGCTTTTTCTCAGCTATGAATTCACTTGCTAGAAATTCCATTATTACTTCATCTTCCATGTTGACCTCTTTATTTAGCTAGTGTCTCAAGTTCAGTTGTAAGAATCTTCTTTAATGCTCCTTTAAACTTTTCAGCTGATTCCTTGTCCATCTGGCCAAGCTGATTCATGCACTCATTGAATGTAGTCTGCAGATTGTTAACATTAATCCTAAATGCTGTTAGGACTTCTCCGCTTGCTACTGCTGCATTGAGCTTTTCAACTTCCGCTCTAGCCTTTGATAGTTCCTCTTCAGTTTTCATGTTTTCTGCTTTTGCCTGGACCTTTGCAGTTGCTACAGCCTTTTCAATTTCCCTGTCCATCTCAACTCTTGCTTCTTCAAGTGCTTTCTTAACCTCTTCATCCTTATTACTC